AAAAATTCTGGCTCTGCATACACATAGATGTATCCTGTCGGAACTCTACGTGAGACGATTATCTGGGCTCCCCATACTGTGGCCATAAGACCGGTCTTCAGTAAGGTTGCCTGGCTTTCGATATCCAGAACATCCCTGCCCCATTTACGAATGTCACTGTAATCAAGAGCATTACAGAACACACGAGCAACACGAAGATCGTGACGCTCAATGGAAGCAAAGGCATCTGCCAGATCGGACGGTGTCAACGGAGCTGTCGCCGGTATATCAGCGTTTGTGGCGCCAATATTGTCGAAGCCGTTTGCCGCAACTGCATCCAGAACTTCAAAGACACGAGTGTCTTCCTCAGCCTGAATCTCAGCTTTGGCCAGGTCCTGGGAACGTTCGATAAGATCAAAACGACGTTCCTTGATCTGGGTTAATGGAATTTCGGGATTTGAACTGATTTCAAACAAGGGGAAGATCACACGACGAGGTTTCTGAATAGCCAGAATGTTCTGACCTTCTTCACCTACGACGTAAGCTGTGACATTTGCATCCTTGTCATAAACAGGTAGTGCGCCATCAGGAAGTTGTTCTACCAAGAAGGTCTTACGACCGACTGAGGTATAATCTCTTCTCAGACGCAGAGGCTGAGTCATTGACGCAGCTAGTTTTGCTCTACCACCGGCAGTCTTGATATATTCACCGATAATTTGCTGTTTGACTTCATTACTAATTTCAGCCATTATGACTCACCTCCTTATATTCTCATTTGTAACATCATGTAAGCATCAGAACTGCTTGGGGCTTTCAATACGATACCAATAATGGTGTGTATTCCCCAGGTAGCGTCCGTAGCCATACCTGACGTGTTGGTTAAAATTCCATTCTGAGAAGCATAAAGCAGGTCACCATATGTATAAGTAACGGCTGCTGTGCCATCAGTTTGTTTTGTCTCATAGATGTCGGTACTTAAAACTGTACCTGAACCATGCATATAGACGACTTTTCCACTACCTACGGCAGAACTTGCCTCATACGGATTGCCCACAGCGTCATTCACAGCTATACCGACAGCTTTGTCAGCATTCGTGGTGTCGCCAGCACAAGGTCCGATTTGTTGGTCACCAACCGTAGCAACAACACTACCTGCAAGAATACCCTTGTTGGTATTAGTGGTCAGGCGAGTATTGTTCTTCTTCTGATCATTTCCCACGCGGTTATCCTGTGTCAGCCCGACCGTAGTAATAGCCCCATAGGTATTATAGGTCTGGCGGTACAGAGTTTCACAGTGGGAATTTGGAACCGGAAGATTGGAACCCATTCGTGTTACCTCCTTGAATAATTAGTTATTTATAACTTCAGTCCAAATGAATTGGATTGAGTCCGTTTATTTAAAAGCTTCAGAAACATCAGGTGGCGTGCTGCTTTTCCACAGACTGTTCAGGTCACTGTCACCGTTACTGGCCTGTTTCACAATTCCACTGAGTTTCTTTGCACCAATTTTTGTTTCTTCACTTGCGAAAAGAGAATCAAGAAGATCAACTTCTTCTTCATCAGCCTTTTTCTTTTTGGCCTCTACTTCTTCCTCAGGCTCTTCTTTTTCTTCCTCAGGCTCTTCTTTTTCTTCTTTCTTAGCTTTCTTAGCCTCTACTTCTTCCTCAGGCTCTTCTTTTTCTTCTTTCTTGGCTTTCTTAGCCTCTACTTCTTCCTCAGGCTCTTCTTTTTCTTCTTTCTTGGCTTTCTTAGCCTCTACTTCTTCCTCAGGCTCTTCTTTTTCTTCTTTCTTGGCTTTCTTAGCCTCTACTTCTTCCTCAGGCTTTTCTTTCTTGTCATCTTCATCTTCATCATCACTGGCAAGAGCTTCCGCCCAACTTGCTTGACGTTGAAGAGTTGCCATAACACTTTGTTCCGGCATATACATGAATTCCGTAGCCTGATCTTCAATCATCTCATCCGAAGCTCCAGGAAGCATTCTCTGAGCAATTGTAAGACATTTCATGGCCTTATCTTCCATTTTACGAGCAGCCAAGACAGCTTCACGTTCAGGAGCAGGATGTCCGGTTTCTGTTCGACCCTCTGTTTTCCAGGGTGTTTTCATATCCGGGTCTTCTGCAAAATCGGAAGGACCTCCGACATTATACTTCTCAACCGGATTGTTTTTGTGATCCTGATTCATGGTATAAGGATCTGCTTTCTTATCCATCTCTGCTTTTTTCTCCTTATCCATTTCCCAGCTTAATCTCTGGCGCATAATAACCTCCTATTGAATAAAACTTTTATATTTTCAAATCTTTGCATAAATCCTAGTATTAATAGATAATTAAAAACACTTGCAATTAAAGTACTTAGCTCTATGTATATGAATCCATTAATCTTAACCACATAAGAGCCTTTTTTAGCTCATCTACCGCAAGTTTCCTACCTGCAAGCTTTGATATAGCATATGCAGCATTCCTTAAACTCAGACCTTTAGAACTCTCAAGAATAGCTACAGCTTTTTTAAGTTCTAAGGGAAGAGGGTTCTTGAAAAACTGATCTACATAAGACATAACAGCCAGAAAGTCACGACGGCTATAACCATAATTTGAGAGGACAGCTGAATCATTACTTGTCAAAAGCATGTAAGCTCCGAACCGCAACTTATCTCTGCTCTTTTTATCCATAATCCCAGCCATTTTATCCAAATATTTATTCGACAATTTCTTAGATTTCCATACTTGTCTTAATACTATTGAAGCTGTAGGTTGAATAAGATTCTCATCCAGAGTTGAGAGTTCACGAGGACCACCTCCTCCAGACTCTTCGTCAAACTCATCAGCTATTTCATCACCGAGTTCCTGAAGAACTTTCTTCTTTATTCTATCCTTCCACATTTTAACATTATTCTGTTCAAGTGGAGGTTCTGGTTCTCCTGTCGGGGCTTCAAGATCAGCAGCAGGTTCTTCATCAGGAGGTGTCTCATCTTTAACAGGCTCCTCTGCAGGCTCCTCCTCTTCTTTTTTTGGACCTTCAGTAGGAGGTGGAGGTTCTTTATCTGTATCTTCTTGAGCAAGAATCTCATGAGCGGCTTTTAAGAAATCAGAATTACTGTATTCATAACCTTCCTTCTTATTCGCTTCATCAATCTTAGCATTTATATTTTCAGGAAGGTCAACTATATTTCTTATTACTGCACCGGTAAAGGCCGGATTTAATACCCAAGAGGCATCAATAAAAGTCACACTATCCGGATCATCATGGTATCCACATAATTCCGCCACTTTACGTTGTGTACCATAAACATCATAAAAAGTATTATTCTTTTCATATTTAATATGATCACAAGCTTCTGAATCATCTACAGCTCTATTACCACATTTAGAACATATTGAAAATTTTATCTTGCAACCCATTGACAAAGTGGAAAGTTGTTTCGACTCAATTTTTTTCACCAACTCCTTATGCTTTCTTTCTGTAGCTACAAGAATATCGACATAATAAGTGGTGATCTCATTACCTTTTTTATCTTTACCGACAGGTACTTCTCTCAGAACAGCATCGATTACCTTCCCTTTTTTTAGTTCAGGTATCTGTACATGTTCGAGATAATTATTAGCTCCAATAAATGTCCTAAAACAACAGGCAAGCATTTTCTTCGACCATGCATCACCATTATTGTTTATTAAACTGGAATAGGCAGGATGGATATAATAATCAGATTTTGGATCCTTTGGGTCTGCTAATTCCGTATCGACTGCAGCAATTATTGTGCAATGCGATAAAAGATATTTATCAGGGGAATATTTAGCTATTACGGTTTTAGCAATCTTAACACGACAAGTCTTACCACCGCAGGCACACTGACTCTTTTGTCCACAACAGACATTTTTCTGCCATTGACCTTCATCAACACTGGGCTCAACTATAACGGCTGAGCCATATTTCAGCATCGCCATTAATTATTCCTTAGGTATTAAGAAAGAAGCAAATTCGCGTACTTTATTAGCTAAGGTATCTACCGCTTTTTTCTTCTTGGGTTCCTCTTTAGGCATATCCTTCTCAGGCACATCCTTCTCAAGCACTTCTTCTTTAAACATAGGAATAGAACCGAGCATTTTTAAGATGCTATCGACCTTACTCCCTGTAGCTTTGCCTTCCCAATCAGACAGTCTTATACCTGCTTTAGGTTTCTGAGAGCCTGATGCTAAATAAGCAGTTCCTACATCTGTTTTGTATTTATGTAAAAACATTGATATCTCCTCACTCTTTATAAGCAGAATAAACTTTCTCAATCGAGGACTTTATAATATGATCCGAACATATCGTTCCATACTTATAAAAAATCCTATTATATGCCTGGACATCAGAGAGCTCATTTTTATAACAATTACAGATATCATCAACAAGTTTACCAATTACTTCTGTGGCAAATGTGTGAGCTATCCTTATTACCATCTTGTCAGTGGCCGTCACTCTCCTTGGAGGAGGTATATCCCGACTTGGTGTTATTCTCCTCGGTAACTGACCCCTTTTTCTTTCCGATAAGCTCTTTTCATAAGAGCCATATCCGCGGTCAATAATACTCGTAGGCATCCCGACAACATCCGGATTTACCTTAATAAGAACTTCGGGGTCCTCTTGAGTATTCTCTGTAGGCCATTGAACCCATACTTTGTAGGTAGTAGGGCATACCTGAGCAACAACACCAATAAAGGGTGTTACACTTCGTTCTGAAACAAATTTCCGGACACAATCTCCCACCTGAAAAATTTCAGGTGCCACCATTGAAGGAAATAATGCTGGCATGATTCCTCCTATCAGAAAAGGTTTTTTATAACTCTTGTACTTTCTGATACGGGGTTCCTATTGGAGTCGGACTTTTCTTTGCTCTCATCACTTGGGAAAAGTCATCTTTGTTGAAACTATCCATGAAAGGCTCATCAGATTCACGACTGCGTACTTTATAATTGAAACGATTCGCCATGTAACGAGCTTCATCTGAATCGAACTTCAGAGTGGAAGCTTCTTTTTTACCTTCGATAACATCAGAGATCTTGTCGATCTGCAGAGCAAGTTCCGGAGAACCTTCCTGAAGTGTACTGGCGATCTTATCAAGCTCTTCCGTATACTGTTTTGCATTTTTAAGTTCCATTGTAAATCCTCCTTACGGGAAGTTATTGTTATTTTACTACTGTTTTTCCTTTTTCTCTAACTATTATAGGTAGACCTTTTTGTCTCTTTTGCTTTCGTTGCTGTTCTCTGATCAATTTCCGAGGGTCTATACCGAGTTGCTTCATTATATGAGGCTTCATAACAACCGGTTTTTTCTCTTTCTTCGGAGCTTCTTTCTTCTCCACTGTCTTAGCTGTCTTTCTCGGTATCCCCATACCTTCTAATAGAACAGTAAACCGACCGGCATTAACTTTCCCATCAAAGAGACCGTTACGAAAAGACCGTATCGCTGTATGAAGAGCATCTTCAGCAGCTATCCGACTACTGTATTTTGTAAGAATGGGATTAATAAGCGTTTTTGCATAAGAAACCAGGGAATCATAATCAGCATTTTTAAAGTCATCGGCATCAAGATAGGGTGCCTTATTGTCAAATCTTTCTACACTCTCATTTATGATTCTACGATCATAATTGAAGTATTTATAAGCGTTTCGCCTCACTTCAGGGAACTGAGCTATATAATTTCGAACCACTTTCGGAATCAATACTATAAATTTCATACCTAACTACCCTCGAATTATTGATGTTGTAGTTGCAAATTCATTAAGTATTAATAGATAATTATTTTGAGACCTGGTCCAGAAAACGGGCCACTACCCTATTTGCAAATCGACTATTACCTTTTGGCTTAATAGCTTTCACAACAGATTGAAGATCTTCTATCTTATTTATAAGAGAAGATGCCTCTACCATAGAATCATTAACTGCCTTGTTTATATCTTTCTCATCAATACTATTGTCAGTAAGACCTTTTTTAATAGGCATGTTAGTGAATTTTTTCAATGCTTTCAATAAATCTTCCATTGCTGCTACAGACTTCTCAACATTTGCTCCTAAACCTTTTTTCTTTGGCATTTTCTACCTCCGATTAAAATCGCGTATTAATAGAAAATTAAAAAATCGGAAACTGATAACCTTTATTTTAATCAACATTTCTAAAATTGAACCCATACTTATCCTATAAATGTAAAACTGTGTCTCTACAATTAAGTCACCTTTTACAGTCGTGAATTTTAATTTTTCGTTAGAATTCGATTTATCGGATTTACGCTGACCAGTCTCCTTAGACACACGTAGACACTCAATTTCATAAATGGGCTTTCCACCATTCTTCTTTTGTAACATCTGTTTTATACCTTTGTATTGTAAAAGTGCCTACTTTTTTTCAATCTTCTTCTTTTGTTCTCGACGATACTCCTTGACCTTATCAGGTACCTTTTGATAATCCTTACCATCATCGCGGTAATCCTGCATGTAATTTTTCATGTAATCTGAACGATTACTTATTGTTTTTACATCGGGTTCCCGACGAGGAGGCTTAATTTTAGGCGCCTGCTTGAATTTCTTAACGACTTCACCCTCTTCCATCCCGGCAACAAAGTTACGTATTATTTGTTGAATTGAACGGTACATTTTTTTTCTCCAGTTGCAGTTTTTGTTCTGCCCGATTTAACAATACTATCTATCTTATCTGGATTTTTTATGAGATGAGCCATTATTTGATTTAATTTTTTCTTACGATCCTCATCTATAGAACTGAATCGAGATTCTCCTTCAGCGGACTCTTTTTGAGGAGTCACCTCAAGGTTAAGATAATTAGCCAATTTCTCCGTCAAATTTGTCTGATCAGCAAGAGCCGTTGATACATTGGTATAGAGATTCCGCATCAGTTCATTAAACAAACTATCATTAACTGTAAAAAGATCCTGTTCAATCTTAGCTTTGGTAGAATCCGGATCGATATTAAGAATATCCAATATAAGGTCAACAGAAATAGAGCCCTTCTGATAAAGCTGAAAAGCTGCATCAAAATATTGATCATTATCCCGAATAGCCAGACGTGTAAAACTGAGTCGAGGATAAAGCAACACTTCATTTCCATAGTCATCAAATTCGACAAAGCCCTTTTTCTTAGCTATTGGCTTGAATAAATAATTCTCTACATAGTCCTGAAGCAATTCCCGGTAAAGTAAATACTGAGTATTCATAATTTCCAGAGAGATACGGCTACCAGTATAAGTTCCTTCACCAGTCAAGATTTCCCGGGTAACACC